CAGACGTATGCAAGTGTCAGGAGAAAGATATGATGACAAACCAGAAAAGAATATGTATTCACATATACATGATGCATTACAGTATCTAATGTTAGGTGCTGGAGAGGGCAGACAATTAATTGCTGGACAACAACCCCTTTCTTCGTTTAATGCTAAGAAAGACTATGATGTGTTTAAACGTAAACCTATAACGCAAAGATTTAATTTTTGGTCAAGAATGTAAGGAGATTGTACAATGTGTTTTGGTGGTGGTAGCAGTGAACCTACAGTTGATCCAGAAGTAGAAGCTGCACAAAAAGAACAAAAGCGTAGAGAAGCAGAAGAACGTAAAAGATTAAAACAAGAAAATCTTGAACGATCTGTTTCGAGGACACAACCCTTAACTCAATCACAAAGATCATTATTGCCAGAGTCTGATGATAATAAAAGTTCTGCTTTGAAAAAAAGATTAGGTAGTACATCTATGCAGTTAGCAAGTACAAAAAGAGCTAAGTCATTAATTGTTGGACCTTCTGGTGGTAAAGGTTTTTATTCAAGAAGAGGTTGATATGCACGAAACAGCTAAAAACTTTTTAGAAAAGTATGAGAAAGCAAAGACAGTAAGAGAAAGTTTTATTCCTTTGTTTGAAGAGTGTTATGAATATTCAATGCCTCAAAGAGAATCTTTTTATACAGAATCTATTGGTCAACGTAGAGATGAAAAGATATTTGATGAAACAGCTGTTGTAGGTGTACAAGAGTTTGCATCAAGATTACAAGCTGGTTTAGTTCCTAACTTTGCTAGATGGGCTGACTTTGTTGCTGGATCAGAAGTTCCCAAAGAGCAAAGAGAGGAAGTAAATAATGATCTGGATGAAGTAACAGATTATGTATTTGAGGTTTTACAAAACTCAAACTTTGGTCAAGAAGTACATGAATCTTTTATGGATCTTGCAGTAGGTACTGGTGTTCTTCATGTTGCAGAAGGTGATGCTGTTCATCCAATAAACTTTAGTGCAATACCTTTACCTCATGTTGTATTAGATACTGGCCCTGATGATAAAATAGATCATATCTTTAGAGAACGTAAAATACGTTATTCAGATTTACCTATACTTTATCCTAATGGTAATTTTAGTCCTAAGTTAATTCAACTCATTCATAATAGTCCTCAAACAAAAACAAATATACTAGAGGTAATATGCAAAGATTATACCAAGTTAAATGAAGATGCTTTTTTATCTTATGTTGTTGAGATGGGTGATAAGGACATTATAGAAGCTGATTCATTTAAAGGTGTTGGTTCCAATCCATTTATTTGTTTTCGTTGGTCTAAATGTGCTGGTGAGATATATGGTCGTGGTCCACTCATGAATGCATTAAGTGCAATTAAAACAACTAACCTTACTGTACAGTTAGTATTAGAAAATGCACAAATGGCAATCTCTGGTATCTATCAATTAGATGATGATGGTATTATTAATCCAGATACAATCAGTTTAGTTCCCGGAACGGTTATACCTAAAGCACCAAATTCTGCTGGTTTACAACCAATAAGGGCAGCTGGTAACTTTGATGTTAGTCAGTTTGTTTTGAATGATATGAGATTAAATATCAAAAGAGCATTGTATAATGAAATGCTTGGTGATCCAAACAAAACACCAGCTACTGCTACTGAAATTGCAGAACGTATGGCTGATTTATCTAGGCAGATTGGTTCAGCTTTTGGTAGACTGCAATCAGAGTTAGTACAACCAGTATTGCAAAGAGTTATTTATATTCTCAAGAAACAAGGAAGAATAGAAATACCAACAGTAAATGGTAGGCAAGTAAAAGTAAGATCTGTATCTCCATTGAGTCAAGGTCAAGCTAAGCAAGATATAAATAATACTGCACAGTGGATGCAACTTGTTCAACAGAGTTTTGGTCCAGAAATAATGAACTTGTTAGTAAGTGGTGAAGAGGTAGCAAGTCATCTAGCTAAAAAATTTAATGTGCCTGATAGTTTAATTAGAGATGCTAACGAAAGACAGGAGCTTGTTAGATTAATGCAACAAGCACAACAGTTACAGCAAGCTCAACAAATGTCTGCACCACAAGAAGGAGAAGAGGTTGTCCCACAATAGATACATTGGTATTGATGGGGTAGAAAGAAATAAAGATGAAGATCTAAGAATAAGTCTTGATGTTCATAGTTTATTTAATACTCCAACTGGTAAATCTGTTCTTAAATATCTTAGAAAAATAACAATAGAAACTGTTAATGGTCCAAATGTTAATGATGCTACTTTGCGTCATCAAGAAGGTCAGAGATATGTTTATGCTATTATTGAACGTAGAATTAATCATGCTATGAAGGAGAAGAAAAATGTCTGAAGAAACAACAGTATCACAAGTTATGGAGCAACAGACCCCTGACACAACTGACACAACTGACAGAAATGAAGCAAGTACAGAAGAAAAAGATTTTGTAACTGCTGAAGATCAAGCACCAGAAAGACCAGAATGGTTGCCAGAAAAGTTTAAAACACCAGAAGCTTTTGCTGAAGGTTATTCTAATCTGGAAAAAAAGTTTCATCAGAAAGAGTCTGATCTAAGAGCTGCTTGGGATAAAGAGATTGAAGAGTTAGCTTACAAAGATAGACCAGCAAGTGCTGGTGATTATGTATTGCCAGAATCTATTGATGCAGAGCAAGCACCAAATAATGAATTACTAGGTTGGTGGTCAAAACACGCTTGGGATAATGGATTGAGTCAAGAAGAGTTTGCATCTGGTATTGAAGCTTTTAAAAAAGCAGATGGTGAAAAGATGCAGAGTATGGAACAAGCAAAAGCAGAAGAAATAGAAAAGCTTGGTGATAATGCACCAGAAAGACTACAAGCTGCTGCTTTGTTTGCAGAAAAGTTTTTTCCACAAGATGTAATGGATGCAGTATATAAAATCACAGAAACTGCTGATGGTGTAAGAGCTATTGAGCATATTATGCAAACAGTAAAAACAAATACAATAGCAACTGAACCAGCAAATAGATTAGATAAAGAAACACTAGAATCAATGATGAATGATGATAGGTATTGGAATCCAGCTAAAAAAGATATGGATTACATTAGACAAATAAAAGAAGGATTTGAAAAACTTGGATGATGTTTGTCAAGTAAGATTTTCTAATTTAGAAGATGTTGATTATTTATCAACAAATCTAAGAGAGATAGATCAGGAAGAACTAAAGATATTAAATGTAGATAGTCGTTACGCTTTAGCTTTTCCTTTTACACAAAAACATTCTATATCATATACAATCATACGTAATGATTTACCTTTAGGAATGTTTGGAACAATACCAGCTAAGAACAATGAAGCTAGAGTATGGATGCTTTGCTCTGATGATTTTGAGAAACACTACATAGAAATATGTAGGAATGTAAAAGATTTTGTTGAATTGTTGCAAGTTGGTTACAGTTGTATATACAATGTAGTTCCAGTCCATAATAAAAGGACAATAAGGTTTTTAAAGTTTGCTGGATTTACAATCAGTGATACGCTTGAAATAAATGATGTTAAGTTTGTTAAATTTTTTCGTTGCAATTTAAAGTTTAATAATGTTTATAATGATGTGTCACGACCAGTGATGCACTGAGCAACCCTTACGGATAATTGCTATGAGGTGTCAAAACTGACAATCGCATAGACATTATTGTAACTTTTTATAAGGGGATTGCTTATGGCAAACACAATTTCAACAGCCTTTATAAAGCAGTTCGAATCTGAGGTTCATATTGCCTATCAAAGAATGGGTAGTAAATTACGTAACACAGTTCGTACTGTTTCCAATGTTTCTGGTAATGTTGTACGTTTTCAGAAGATTGGTACAGGCTCAGCATCTACTAAATCCAGAAATGGTTTAGTAACTCCAATGGAACTAACTCACACAAATGTTGAAGCTACTATGGCAGACTTTTATGCTGCTGAGTATATTGACAAGTTGGATGAGTTAAAAACAAACATTGATGAAAGACAAGCTGTTGCAAAAAGTGCAGCTGCTGCTCTTGGTCGTAAAACAGATGAAATACTGTATACTGCTATGGATGCTGGTGCTAATAGCACACAGATTCATGATACTAGTGGTGCAGTAGAAAAAGCTGATTTACTTACTTTGTTTGAAACTATGGGTGCAGCTAATATTCCAGAAGATGGTGGAA